GATGCACTTTAAGTTCCAACGCACTTTTTGCTTAGCCCTACGCTGAACACGCTCTGGATTTGTTTCCTTTGGCTCTGGGATGACACCATCATCATCCACTTGAGACAGGCTAATCGATCTGCCGAAGGAGGCAGGAGTGACCCGATTGTCTGAACCGGAATCATGGAGCCATGCATTGATGCGCTCGCATTCAGAGGGGCCTTTTGCATGGGATTTGTAAAGCAACTCAAAGTCGCCATGAGGAAATTGTCGATACCAGATGCGGCCCGAATACGGGTCTGCATTGTCACCAATGACGGAAACGGGCGATAATTGGGTCATATGGCTGTAAACCTTTAGTCGGGCAGTCATGGGGTCTGAACCTTTGGCGAGGTTCAGGCCCATTTTTTTGGGTTGGTGGATTCTATACCTTTAACACCTAGACCATGGGGTTTCGTCGTAACTTGTCCTATCTTCAAGACTACCGGCGGGTCGGTGGTTCGCTACGCGAACCACGCTCCCCACCGGCAGCGCCCCGAGGTAGTGACCAGATCGACGCTGGACGGGTTCAGAGATTCACAGCAGGGGGTAGATGCTTTAGCCTTCGGCACATGACCTACGGTCATCAGAACTAGGGCTTGAAGTCGAAGGTCTTTTGTTTATCAATGGAAGCCACTTGCACAGGTGCAGCTTTCGCGGGTTCCTGCTTTGGTTGTTCCCAATCGATGAAGAACCCCGTCTTGACGATGCTTTCACAGGTAGCCAGTGGGACAGGCAGACGCGTAGCCTGTTGGGTGTAGCACTCGCAACGCTTGCCCATGCGAACACAGGCAGCAGGGTACGGCGCAATTACAGCCTTGGTAGCGTCGTCGTACCGAGGTGCAGAGTGTGCGAAGCCTTCCACCCTTGGGGTAAAACTTTCAGCGTAATCGACAGGGCTTTCCTGACTCTGGACAGGCTCGGCAGCAGCACGAGGGGCACCGCCTGAGGTCTGGGGTGCAGTTTTGTCCTGTAACGCCTTCAAGCCAGCGCCTTGACGCTCCATGAAGGTCGTCCAACCATACCAGAGCAAGGCAGGAAAGACGAGGGCGCAAGCGGCCAGAACCTTGACTTGGAACGGAATCTTGACCTTGGCCGTGTTGAGACTGGTCGAGACGTACCAAGAATAGACCTCTTTAGGGTACGCAACCATAGTGGTCTGACCACTTTCCCCTGACCCATGTTTTTCACAGTTGGAGTTAGTAGAAGGCCACTCCAACACCGAAACGAGCGGGGCACCAGATGCACGTTTAATGTGACGATGCCAGCCAGGGGCACCGATAAGGCGCCGAACGAATGCGTCAATATTGTTTGGGTGCTGAGTGATCAGGAAGAAATCAAAGCCACGACGCCGATGTTCCGCAAGCATGCGGATAGCGTCTGGGGTGTCTTTGCCAGTGCGAACCGGCATATCGTTATGACACTCATCAATGAAAAAAATGGCACCGTCTGGGACAGTTTGCCAGTCTTTGAAATCGATTTGTTTCCAACTTGCCAAGGGGCCATCTGGGGCAACTTCAAACCGGCCATTGTGGTAAACCGGACGCGCATCCCTGAGGGCTAATTCCTGAACGTATTTCAGGGTGAGAAGGGTTTTACCGGCACCGTTTGCGCCTGTAGTCAGGTAGATCACTTGATCCACTTCCTGAACGTGTCAGAGGTCAGGCCATCAAGGGTAAGTTTTACCGCAGTTGCCGACATGATGATGGAGAGCGACGAGCCCACTTTCATGATGGACATGATGGAAAGGACTTGAGCAGGGAGTGCGCCGAGTTGGGCGATTGCGGAAGTCTTGAGGTAGTCGATAGATGCACTCAGGCCGGTATAAGTCACGACTGAAATGCCAAGGCCAATCATCACGCGGCCGGCAATGGTGCCGCAGATGTTGATAAGCCCACCGAGGAGAGCAGATACAAAAATAGGCATTAGCGACCCCTCACGATGGAAACAGCAACGATGAACGCAACGGCCATAAGGACATTGCCGAACATGGCGAGATATTGATTAAGGTTTGACAACGGCAACGTTACCGGCGTATTCCAAACGGTAATGGACAGATCAGCCATGCCAGAGGAACCGCCACCAATGAGGTCGGTGGTGGAAAAAGAGCCAGCGCCGAGGGTTACAGGCGAACCGGAAGCGCCTTGCGTTTGATTTCCAGTTAGACCCTTGGAACTGTCATAGAGGGCAGTCTCAGCGCCGGAAGTTGGATTAAGAGCGCAGGAGGTTTGCCAAGCAAGTTTTGCAATTCCACATTGAACCGCGTCACCATCGCATGATGGAGCAGAGGCACAACTGTTCGACGAGAAACGAGAGTCTTTGCAAATGCTAAGTGCAGGATTTTCTTCGCAGAATGAAGGCTGATCTTGAGTATCTTCGGAAGTGCCAACGGTTGCGCCGGATGCATCTTTGTAGGTGGTGGTGGTCTTGCAGGTGCTTCCCTCACACGTAACTTCTTTACCAGAGGAAACAGCGGAGGCGGGGGCCTGAGGGCCGAGACCAGAGGTAGGGCCAGAGGCAGCACCGGCAGGGGTTGGCGCAACCGACTGGATGACGTTAGTGGACGACAGTGCGCCGGAAACACAAGTCGGTATGCCATTGACCGTGCCGTAATACTCGCTTGTCTTGCACGAAGCGGGGCCAACGGCAGCGTCACCACCGGCAGGAACATCGGCGGAAACAGTAGAACCAACAGCGCAGGTAAAAGGCCCGTAAACAACTTGGGAGCCAGCGACAACCGCACCGTCTTTTTTACCGTAGATGATGGTTTTGCCGGTGACGGTCACACCTTTGTAAATGCTGCTTTTGCTGGTGCTAGTGTTGGTAACCGGATAAGTGATTTTCTGGTCACCAGAATTTAGCGTTACACAAATGTCAGAAGGGTTTGCAATGTTGCACGTTGATCCGGACTCAGTAGCGCCAGCAGCACAAGTGCAGGTTGACCCGCCCAAGGTTGCATTAGCGGGGCAAGAATAAACCGTGGTGGCGCGCTTAGTTGTTCCCCAAGTTTGATATGTATTGTTGTTACTTTTAATCGTGCAAGACGTTTCAATGGCAGTGATAACAGTCCATGGAGCATTCGAACCACCGGCAGCATCGGCGGTGGCCTTCCAATTACTACATACAGCGGTGTAAGTGGGCAACCAAGGGCCAACGGTATTGGTCTGGGTGCGCCCTTGATACTCAAAGCCCGAAACCGAAGTTGCGGGAAACGACGCATACGCATTGCCAAAAAAGGCCCACACCAAAGCAGTAAAAACTAGGCGGTAAAAATTAGCCATGCCGCCCCCAATGTCGCGATGATGATGAACAGACCCATGGATTCCCTTAGTGGTTTTTCCATTGGGGCCGATTGCGCAGCCCCAACAGAAAAGGCACTTTTTAGAATGCCTTACGAACCCACTTGAACGCTTTAATGCCAACAGTCAGCAACAGCACAGCAGCACCGATCAGGGCCACAGGTGCAGCTTGCGCGGCAATGTCACTAACCACGGTAGCCACATCGATAGCGGCAGCTTGGGACAACGAAGAAACCAACACGAGGCCGAGGCCGAGAACTTTTTTCATATTTCACTTTCAGAGGTTGAGGTTTTGCTGTCGATGTTCAGGGTACGGATTACGGCCCGAAAGCCGAAACCCACAGTCCAGACCGCGAGGACAGCGCCCGCGATTAGTGCGCCCTCTTCCAGAGTCAACGTGAAAGGAGGCAAAGAAAATTCATGCACAAGGGTGACAGTGCACGCAGAAGAACAGAGGATTTCACCCACGATCAATCCAACGCTTGGCGGCAATGCCAACGAGAGCGCCGATTGCGCCGACATAGCCGAGGGACGCCGTAGCCTGATAAAAGAGGCTCATATCGACAGACATGGCTTTAACGCTTTAGTGGAACGAAGTCAACGAACGCGGGTTCGAGGTTGGCAGTTTCCCAATGGACGCGGCAACCGTACACAGGCTTGCATTCACCGAGGGGAACGGTTGGGAGAGGCTTGTCACGCTCAGGCCAGATGTCGTACTTGAACATCCCTTGCGTGCCATCCGTCATGGTCGCAAGACCTTGGATAGTCAAAAACTGGTAAGGCTTGCCAGCTTTAGAGATTTTTTGCACCGGATTGGTGACTAACACATTCAGGGTCGCAACATTCATAATCGATGTTCCTGTGCATCACTGCATTAAGTTAAAGAAGTCAGGTTTATAGCATAGGTAGAAAAGGTAAGAAAGGTAGTCGCATGAAAACAACGTACACAATCATTAAGTTAGGGCCAGAAGTTGGCAAGCAGATCAAAAGCCTCGCAGCACTCAGAGGGCAAACAATGGCCGCTATGGTGACGGAGGCAGTTCTAAATTTGTGTGACCAGCAGCCCAAAGAACTTGCCGATCTGGTGAAGCAAATAGAAAAGGGGAACGATCAGATGGAGGAGCGGAAGCAAAAAATTGCTTCAAAACGTCAGCGTAGCCTAACGCTCTGACAAGGAAACGCTGTAGATCAGGCTTTAATCCACGAGTGCAACGATAAGAAGGTTTCCCGCCCAAATCATTTTCAGAGATGGCTTTACCGACGTATTTGGCGAGATACGAAGCAAGACGATCCACAGACCAATTACGCCGCACTTGGCCACGGACTCTAGGGTTCGTAATATCCACATTCCCACGGGTAACGGAATCATCGAGAAGTACGGGCTTTCCACCCTCAGAAAACGCAACCTTTGAGCCAAGCGACCTCCACCAGAAACCACGTAATTTATTGATATTCCAGAACCCACGTAATGCAAGGTGAAAATGCCATGCCCCGCGTTTTTGTAATTCTGGGACAGCACAAAAACGGAAAGATTGCCCCCATTCGTCGCGACAGAGACGAAGAAATTTAGTTAGACACTTTTCCGCTTGGCTGTAGTCCGTGACGTTATCACGGAAGGTAAGAGTAAGAAGCCGATCAGCACCGATGCACTTTAAGTTCCAACGCACTTTTTGCTTAGCCCTACGCTGAACACGCTCTGGATTTGTTTCCTTTGGCTCTGGGATGACACCATCATCATCCACTTGAGACAGGCTAATCGATCTG